CGGCCGCACGCGCGGCGATGGCGGCGCGGCTGGGCCATCCGGTTGCCGCGCAGCATTATTTTTCGGGCTTTGTGCTGCGTGCCGAGGATCGCGGGGCGTGGGCGGCGATTGCCGATGCCGAGGCGGCGGCGCGCGCGGCGGGGGTGGCGCGGACCTTTGTCTGGGCGCTGCCGCAGGTCGCGCGCGACGGCTTTGTCCAATGGGAAGGGGAGGATGGCGTGCAGGCTTTCGATGCGGTGGATTTCCCGCTCGCGATCGGGCGCGAGGCGGTCGCGACGACCGAATTTTCGACGCAGATCGTGAGCTCGCCCTCCGGGCATGAGCAGCGCGCGAGCGAGTGGACCGACGCGCGTATGCGCTATGACGCCGGGCCGGGTATACGGTCGGAGGCCGACGTCCGCGCGCTTGCCGATTTCTTTCGCGCCCGGCGCGGCGCCGCGCGCGCGTTCCGCTTTCGCGATCCTTTCGACCATGCGTCGGCGCCCGACGGCGGGATGCCGGGACCGGACGATCAGCGGCTGGGCACCGGCGATGGAATGCGGCGGCAGTTCGCGCTGGTGAAACGCTATGGTGCGGACGACGCCGAGCAGCTGCGGCCGATCCGCCTGCCTGTCGAAGGGAGCGTGCGTGCATCGGTCGATGGGATCGAGACGGCGGCGTTCGCGGTGACCGACGAGGGCGAGATCTTGTTCGACGTTGCTCCTCCGGCGGGCGCGGCAGTGCGCGCGGGATATCTGTTCGACGTGCCCGTGCGCTTTGCCGAAGACCGGCTGGAGGTGAGTCGCGCGACCTTCCTGGCGGGCGACCTGGCAAGCGTCGAACTGGTCGAGGTGCGCGCGCCATGGTGAGCCTTGGCACAGGCCTGATCGCCGCGCCCGACTGGCTGCGCGATGAGGTGGCTACGCTGGCGTGGTGTTGGCGGCTGGCGCGACGCGACGGGGTGGTGATCGGGCTGACCTCACACGACCGCGACCTGATTGTCGGCGGCGTCCCCTATCGCGCGGCGCCGGGAGTGAAACCCTCGGCGATCGAGACGAGCGACGGGCTGGACGCGCAGACGATGGATCTGGAAGGCGCGATCGCGAGCGATGCGATCATGGCGGCCGACCTTGACGCCGGGCGCTGGGACGGCGCGGCGCTGACGCTGTTCGTGACCGACTGGACCGCGCCCGAAATGGCGCCGGTGATGGTGGCCGAGGGGGCGCTGGGCGCGGTCGAGCGGCGCGGCGCGGCGTTCACGGCGGAGCTGCAGGGCGTGACGCGCGCGCTCGACCGGCCGGTGGGGCCCGCGACCTCACCCTCGTGCCGGGCGGCGTTCGGCGACCGCGCGTGCCGCATCGACCTGGCGCCGCGCACGCACGCGCGGCGCGTCATCGCGGTCGAAGGGCGGACGGTGACGCTCGATAGCCCGGTGGCGGGCGCTGCCTTTGGCGAGCTGGTGTGGATCGAAGGCCCGGCGTGCGGCCTTGCCAGTCCGGTGATTGGCGAGGCGGGCGCGGTGCTGACGCTGGCCGAGGTGCCGCCCGTTCCGCCGGAGTCGCCGCTGCGCGTGCGGGTGACCGAGGGGTGCGACAAGCAGCTTGCGACCTGCCGTGACCGCTTTGCAAACGCGACCAACTTTCGCGGCGAGGCGTATCTGCCCGGGAACGACCTGCTGACGCGCTATCCCGGTGGATGACGATATCGGCGCGCGCGCCTTTGCGGCGGCGCGGGCGATGCTTGGCGTGCGGTTTCGCCTGCAGGGCCGCGACCCGGCGACGGGGCTCGACTGCGTGGGGCTGGTCTGGGCCGCCTATGCCGCGGCGGGCCGCGTGCTAACGGTTCCGGGCGGCTATCCACTGCGCGGGTGGAGCCGCGCGCGGATCGCCGGCGAACTGGCGGCGGCGGGCTTGGTGCATGTGAGCGATAGTGCGCGGGCGGGCGATGTCGCGCTGGTCGCGCTGCCGGCGGGGCAGTTTCACCTGGGACTGATCGGACCCGCGAGCATGGTGCACGCCCATGCGGGGTTGCAGCGCGTGGTCGAGACGCCGCTGGACGGCAACGCAATAGACGGAGGGCAAAGATGGCGACTTTGGTGCTGACGGTGGTCGGCGGAATCGTCGGCGGGCCGGTCGGGGCGGCGATCGGCGCGGCGATCGGGCAACAGGTCGATGCGGCGATCTTTCGCCCCAAGGGGCGCGAGGGGCCACGGCTCAGCGACCTTCGGATTCAGGCGTCGACCTATGGCCAGCCGATCCCGAAGCTGTTCGGAACGATCCGCGTCGCGGGGAGCGTGATCTGGGCAACCGACCTGATCGAGCGGCGCAACCGGCGCGGCGGAGGAAAGGGGCGGCCGTCGACGACCGAATATAGCTATGCCGCTTCGTTCGCGGTCGCACTGTCGTCGCGGCGCGTGCTGGCGATCCGACGCATCTGGGCCGACGGCAATCTGCTGCGCGGGGCGAGCGGCAGCTTTCAGGAGCGTTGCACCTTTCGCTGGTACAGCGGCAGTGAGGATCAGGCGGCCGACCCGCTGATTGCGTCGGCGGTGGGGATGACATCGGCGAGCGCGTTTCGCGGGCTGGCCTATGCCGTGTTCGAGGAATTGGACCTGACCGCCTTTGGCAATCGCATTCCGTCGCTGACCTTTGAGGTCGAGGCCGATGTGGGACCGGTCGACACGGGCATTGTGGGGAACGAGTTGCTCGGCGAGGCGGAGCGATGCGCGGGGGCGTGGCCCTTTCTGGGCTATGCGGCGTCGGGCGACCGGGTGCGCGACGCGTTGGCCCCGCTGATCGAGGTCGATGGCGTGCGGCTGGCGAGCGGGCCGGACGGCTGGCGACTGGCGCCGCCGGGCGGCATCGCATCGTCGCTGGCCGATTTCAGCGAGGCGCGCCGGATACGGAGCGAAGCCGACCGGACCGAACAGCGCCGCGCGCCGCTGTCGGCGCTGCCGGGAGCGATCCGCCTGCGTCATTACGAACCCGAGCGCGACTATCAGTTGGGGCAGCAGATGAGCGCGGTCGTGGGGGGCGGGCTGCGCGAAGAACGCATCGACCTGCCCGCCGTGCTGGGGGCGGCGTCCGCGCGTGCGTTGGCGCAGGCGCTGGCGGCCGCAGTGGCGGATGGGCGCGAGACTGTGGTTCATCGCGGCGATCTGGCGGCGCTGGCGCTGACGGTCGGCGGGCTGGTGGCGCTGGCGGGTGGCAGCCGCTGGCGTGTCGCGGCGCGGCGTGTGCAGGGGGCGATGACTACCCTCGAACTACAGCGTTATCAGCCCGTTGGCGCGATGGCCATTGACGCCGATCCCGGCGTTCCGGTGACGGCGCCCGACTGGCCCGATGCGGAAGTAACAGTGCGGGCGTTCGACGCGCCGAGCGCCGATGGAACGGCCGCCACCGCGCCGCGGATCGTCTTTGCGGCGGCCGGCAGCAACGACGGTTGGCGCGGCGCCGACCTGTGGTTCCGCGCCGCGGCCGGGACCGAACCGATCGCGATCGGACGGGCCCGCCCGGCTACGGCGCTGGGTGCGCTCGCCGAACCGCTGACTGCGGTAAGCTCGCATCTGCTCGACCTGTCGCAATCGCTGCTTGTGGCGCTGGTCAATCCGTCGATGACGCTGGAATCGGTCGAGGATTCGGTGCTGCTGGGCGGCGCGAACCGCGCCATGGTTGGTGGCGAACTGGTGCAGTTCGGATCGGCGGAAGCCGTCGGGGAGGGGCTTTGGCGGCTGTCGCGCCTGCTTCGCGGGCGCGCGGGGACCGAGGGCGCGATGACGCACGACGCGGGTACGCCCTTTGTCCTGCTCGACGATCCGGCGCTGGTGGCGCTTCCCGACAATCTGGCGCGGCTGGCGGAGGGCGGCGGCGCCGCGCTGCAATGGGCGTCTTACGCTGACACCGCGATCGGTGAGATCGAAATTGCGCCCGCCGGCGCTGCTCTGCGCCCGCTTGCCCCCGTCCATGGCGCGGTAGGCCCCGACGGCGCGGGCGGGGTGCATGTCGCATGGGTGAGGCGCAGCCGTTTCGATACGGGGTGGCGCGACCATATCGACCTGCCGCTGGGCGAGGGGAACGAACGCTGGCGGGTCGAACTGACGCCGCCCGTAGCGGGCATCGGGCCGTGGGAATTGGCCGAAGCCGCGCTGCACATCGGTGCAGCGGAGATGGCGGGCATAGCGGGCGGCGCGCGGCTTTCGATCCGCCAAGCGGGCGATTTCGCGCTGTCGCCGCCGTTGTTTCTATCGTTGAA